AACAATGGCAAACACATTTAAAAATTATACAAGTGCATCGGTAGGTACAGGTGCTACAACTACATATACAGTACCCAGTTCAACTACATCAGTGATGATCGGTTGTAACTTATCTAATAGAACAACATCTTCAATAGTAGTAGATGTACAAGTAGCAGGGGTTTACTTAGTTAAAGGTGCTCCTATCCCAGTAGGTTCAGCCTTATCAGTCTTGGATGGCAAGATCATCTTGGAGACTACTGACACAGTTGTTGTAACATCTGACACTGCATCATCTTGTGACGTTATAGTGAGTGTATTGGAGCAAACATAATATGGCTGGATATATAGGAAGTAAATCATCTGTCACACTTGTTGATGGGTACACGGAAGCTGAAGCTGATGCTGAGTTTGTAAATGATCCTAATGGTGCTATAACAGTTAGTGGCTCTAATGTTGGTATTGGGACGAGTTCTCCAGCACAGAAACTTACAGTAGCCTCTGAAGGAAGGCTTCGTTTAAATCGTTCTGATAACACACGTTATGCTGATTTATACGTTAACAACGATTCTCTAAATATTGAAACATCAAATGACCCCATAAAACTGTCCTCTATAGCTTACACAAGATTTGATGTTAGTGGCTCAGAACGTATGCGCATAGACTCGTCAGGCAACGTATTAATAGGTAGCACATCGGCTGACCCCATTGCTACCGGCGATAACGCAATAGAATTAGCAGGACAGGGTTATATTAATGTAAATAGAGACAGCGCCCCATCTTCTTTTTTTGGTAGGTCTGGTTCAAATGGACCGATTGTTGATTTTTATAAAGGGACAAGCAACGCAGGTAGTATTGGCAGAGGTGGTTCTGGTTTTTATATATCTGGTGTAGCTAGTTCAAACTTTGGGGTGGTTTTTGATGGTAGTGGTTTAATATCATGTACTGGTGCTGGAGTATTAAGAGATAACCAATATAACATAGGACACGGAGCATATCGTTGGACTAACATTTATGCAACAAACGGGTCAATAAACACATCTGATCAGACAGAGAAGCAAGACATAACATCCCTTACAGCAACAGAAATGCTAGTAGCTAAACGTATTTCAGCAATGTTTAAAAACTACAGATGGAAAGATAAAGTTGCTACGGAAGGAGATGGTGCTAGAAATCATACAGGTATCATAGCTCAAGACGTACAGGCGGCTTTCACAGCAGAAGGTTTAGATGCAAGTAAGTATGGTTTATTCTGTTCAGATACATGGTGGGAACACGATGTAGATGTACCAGCAGTTGAAGCTGTAGCTGAAGTAACTGATGGAGACGGCAATGTAACTACAGAAGCTGTTGAAGCAGTAGATGCTTACACTCGTACTGACACATACGACACAGAAGATGAAGCACCAGAAGGCGCAACAGAAAGAACTAGACTAGGTATACGTTACCCTGAGTTACTATCTTTTGTAGCCGCATATAACGAACAACGATTTGCTTCCATTGAGGCAAGACTAACAGCATTGGAGGACGTGTAATATGTCAGGCTACATAGGCACACAGCCAGTACCACAGGCCACACAGACTAGGGATAGCTTTACAGCTACATCTGGGCAGACAACATTTGCTACTGGTGGTTACACACCTCAGTTTTTAGATGTGTATCTTAATGGGGTGTTCCTAAGTAATGGTGCAGATTATACAGCAGGTAACGGATCAGATGTAGTACTTACATCAGGTGCAGCTACAGGTGATATACTTGATGTTATAGCTTATACTACATTTGAAGTAGCCAATGTATCTGGTGGTGGCATGTTCAAGGGTGACAACGGAACAGTCGGCTCACGAGCAGGTGACATCTTTCGAGTTAATGAACAAGAGTTAAACACAAACACAACTATTGACGCAGATGAAAATGCTAGTGCTACAGGGCCACTTACTGTGGCATCGGGTATTACTCTGACAGTCAATGGAAACTTAACGGTGATATAGATGAGTACATTACAAGTCGAAAACTTAATAGGACCAACATCTGGGTCTAATGCGAACAAGGTGATAATACCAAGTGGTCAAACACTTTATGCACCGGGGCATGTTATACAAACAGTGCAACAGACTGTCACTACAGGTAGTAATATAGCTAGTACATCATATACCGCAACTGGATTAACTTTATCTATTACACCAAAAGTTGCAACTTCAAAAATACTTGTGTTGGTAAATCTGTCAGCAGAAACGTATCAGAACGGAAACTCTGGTCCTAAGTTTTACCTGCAAATTTTAAGGGGAACTACGGAAATTGCATTTAGAAGAAGTGATAGCTATGCAGGGACAGCCTCTAATGGGTATTACTCTTTTTCAGTACATGGAACTATGAACTACTTAGACTCACCAAGTACAACAAATGCTGTAACTTATTCCGTTAATGGAAAACTATCATCAACAGCTAATAGCACTAATCTTCGTTTACACGATGGTGGCTCTACCTCAACAATAATATTACAGGAGATCGCACAATGAGTACATTAAAAGTCGATAGCCTCGTTGAGAAGACCAGTGGCAATGGTGTGCATATTGCAGGGCATGTTATGCAAGTTGTTCAGGCTGAATCCAATACTACTATTAGTACCAATAGCACGTCCACAATGGTAGATAGTGGCTTCAATTGTCAAATAACACCGAAATTTAGTTCTAGTAAAATACTAGCATTAGTCACGTTAAGTAATGTAAGAAAGACTGGTGATACCGTTACCAATGTAAGATTATATAGAAATACTCAAGCGGTGACTCAGGACATAGGAAACTTAGATACAGGAGATAGTCAAGTTTTAACTATTCCTTATGCATTTCAATATTTAGACAGTCCTGCAACAACTTCTCAAATTACTTATAGAATATACTGGAGAGGTGCTAATGCTAGTATGTATGGTCCACAACATATAACCCTAATGGAGATCGCACAATGACCAGTATAATAAAAGTCGATACTCTACAGAAAGCCAATGGTGCTACACCAACGGCGGCTGACTTAGGGATTAATACATCAGGTAGTGTGTTACAGGTTGGTAATGCAGTTTTTACAGGTCACATGAGTATAGGCACTTATAATTATACTAATGTTACAAACCTAAGTGTAACACTTACACCTAAGTCAACAAACAGTAAATTTATATTATGTCCATCTCTCTCTATTTCTTGTAACTATTTTTCTATGGGCTTTCGCATACTGCGTGATAGCAATATCCAAAGTGACTATATAGCGTCAGGTGTTGAAAGTAGACAAGCAACAACAGCCCATGTAAACCCATACAAATCTGGAGACACTACGGGTTCAAACTCTTACCAAGCCTTCTATCTGAGTGGTGATTACGCAGACAATACATCTGCATCTGATACAACAACTCCTATAACATGGCTGATACAAGCAAGTTGTTACAATGGTGGAGCTATTAATAGAGGTCAATCTGACTCTAATTCATCTGCATACTATCAATCAGTATCTTCATTTGTAGTGTACGAAATACAAAAATAACGGCTAAAGGAGGCCAAATAAAATGACAACAATATCAACAGCATTATCAGAGTTGGGAGTTACAGAGTGGGTACTCCGTGGCGAACCAACAACAGAAGCTGAGTTCACAACCATGTACGCCAAAGTAACTGGCGCAGATGCAAATGGTTCAGCTATTGAGAGCCAAGACCCATCTGATTGGGGTACAACTTGGTCAGCAGTATCAGCTAAGAAAGATGAACTTATTGCGGCTGAACCTATGAAGCTACTCAGAGCAGAACGTGATCGTTTGATTGCCGCTACTGATTGGTGGGCAGGGTCTGATCGTACAATGACTTCTGCTCAGACTGCATACAGACAAGCACTACGTGACATTACTGACAGTGCAACTTCACTAGATGATGTGACGTGGCCTACAAAACCATAAGGAGTAACTTATGACTAAAGCTAGACAATTAGCAGACTTGGGTAACGTCTATGACGATGGGGCTTTGTCGAACAGAAATCTTATAATCAATGGTGCTATGCAAGTGGCACAACGTGGTACTACGGGAACGTCAACTGCTGGTGGCTATCTATCTGTAGATCGGTTTAGTTATGTACGTTCTGCTTACACCCCGTCTATAACAAGAAGCCAAGAAACAGATAGTCCTAGTGGTTTTTCTAATTCTTACAAAGCATTAACTTCTACAGCGGCTTCAGTTCCTTCAAATGGATATACTTCTATTTTTCAATATATAGAAGCGCAAAATCTGCAACACTTAGAATATGGTTCATCTACTGCAAAGACTGTAACACTTTCGTTTTGGGCAAAGTCAAATGTAACAGGTACGTTTGCTTCTGCTCTTACTACTTTTGATACAAGCAATTTGTTTAATTCAGCCACTTACGCTATATCTTCGGCAAATACGTGGGAGTATAAAACAATTACTTTTGATGGGCAGACAACTAATGCTATTAATAATGACGCTGGGGCGGGTATTCGTGTTGAGTGGTGTTTAAGTTCTGGGTCTGATCGCACAAGTGGATCAAATGGAGTTTGGTCTTCTCCAGCAGCAAACAGATTTGCAGGGCATTCTGTCGATATTACTGGCACAATAAATAACTTTTTGTCTATCACAGGAGTCCAACTAGAAGTCGGCGACACTGCAACTCCATTCGAGCATAGGTCATACGGAGATGAACTGGCGAAGTGTCAGAGGTATTATTTAGAAAGTCGGCTACCACATTTAATTGCTGTAAGTAATGGAGAAAATGATAGCTCAACTGTGTTACCTAGCACTATGAGAACTGCACCTACAGTTACACTATCGTCAATAGTAAATGCTTCATTAACTGTTCAAACCCCTACTGTTAATTCATTTGGGTGGAATGGCACTGCTAATAATGGTGCTAATGGTAACTACTCGTTTTATTTTAGCTGTGACTCGGAGTTATAATCATGGAAAATAATATGACAATTACAAATGCACAATATACTATTGACCGAGATGGCAACAACGCTTCGGTCAAGGCAACAATAGACGGACAAGAGATGTTTGTCCCACTAGACCCAGTCAATCGTCACTACGCAGAGATACTCAAGCAAGTCGAAGCTGGTACTCTGACTATTGCGGATGCTGAATGATGACAGAGAGTTGGCATCTTTCTAAGTCAGTACCAGTTACGTTAATCGTAGCTATCGTACTACAAACTATATCACTTGTATGGTATGTGTCTTCACTAGACTCTTCTGTCAAAAATAATGCTCG